ATGCCTTTAATTAAGTTAGCACGGGCTGTTTCTTCTTTTTCTTTTTGCCTACGCTTTTGTGCTTCAACATAACTAGAATTTGTTTGTCTTATCATCTCTGTATCAACGTTATAACTGTTGATCCTCCACTGTTAACACGATTCTTGATGGTATCCATTGCGCCTTGTGTAAAATACATTGTTGTATTTTGAGTAGTAGGCACAGTTACACTCATCACATTACTGCCGTCATCCCTAACTAGTGTTATCTTTGGTTCTTGTATATCTACAGTTATGCCTGTCAGTGCATTATAATCTGGCAATAGTTTATTACTAGTTGTATTTAATAAATTTAATTGTGCTTTCATCATACTATCTATAATATCTAATATGTTAGCAAGAAAATTTTGATCAAGAAAATTACGTGCTAATTTATCTTGGAATACTTCTTTTTGCTGTTCGTCAAGGGCATTAGCAAGTCCTTGTTCTTTTAGAAAGTCCATATCTAATGCATTTTTCATTTCAAGACGAGTATTAGTTTTCTCAGCTTGCTGATTCATTTCTTTAGGAGGAGCAACAATTAACATGTTATTAATAGCACCTTCGCTAAGTTTTAATACAACAGGCGGACTAGGCGGAGAACTTCTGCTGTCTACTCTGGTTGCTTGGAACGCTTGGTTTAGTATAACTTGCCCAGCATCACTTTCAACAACAATTTCTCCAGTCTTACAATTTGTTTCAATATCGCTAACAGTTCTAGTCATGCGATCACTAGGACAACTAGGCAATAATATAAATGTACTGCGACCTAATTCGTCTACAGTAGCAGTAAAGTCTGTACCACGTACACTAACAGTGGCGCTGGGAGTATTAATACCTACACTTTGCGGATTATTCTTGGCTATCTGTCCACTAGCATATCGTACAGTTCCTAAAGCCATGTTGAGTGCTATCTTGCCAGATCCTTTCTTTGGATCGTATACAAAGTCGTCAATAACTAACTTTGAATTTTCGTTTACTTGTACTTTGGTTTGATCTTCAAACGTAATGCCAACCTTGCCCTGTGTAGTTCGAATAGAGTCGTTCATTTCCATGCCCGTGCCCTTAGCTCCAGTTAACGTTTGACTTTTACGTTGTATACTTGGAGCCGCGTTCATCTGTTCAGTTATAGTTCCAATAGCGGCGTAGCCCTGAGACATTGTCAACAGAGCTACGACACATATTAAAAACTTAAACATGTTAACGCAATGCTGGTAACATTACACCACTAGCACCCTGTGTGATGCTAATAGTGTTGCTTGCTCCACTAATTTTTACATTAGCATCTTGAGCAGTACCGTTCTGGTTAATATTAACATTGTTACTAGCACCAGTGATACCCAGATTAGCCATGTTGCTTGTACCAGTTTGATTTACTTGTACAGTATTGTTATCGCCAGATAACGAACTACCGCTAGAATATCCGCCAACTGTAACAGTATTCAAACTACCAGTTTGAGTTATACCAAATAAGTTTCCAGTACTACTTACATCTATTCCAATGGCATTGCTACCAGTACCTGACTGATCAAGTATTGCTTGGTTTGATCCTCCAGTTCCGCTAAAACTAATATTAGCTGTATTGCTACTTCCACGCATCTTTGAATAAACATCATCACTTGGGCCTGCTGTAGTAGCACTTATACTATTGCCGGTACCTGTGACATTAGCTTCAAACTTAGAACTGTTGCCAGTTTGTAATACATTAATACTTGTCTTACTTGCATCTGCTTGTGATCCACCTGCATTAACATTGAATATAGCCGACGATCCTGTTACACCATTTGTGCCAGTAGAATATGTAATATCAGTAGATATACCACTAGTCACCGATGCCGATATGCCTAGAGATACTGTATTACCAGATCCTACCTGTGTTATAGCAATGTTAGCACCGTCTGCATTAATTATAGCCGCATCAGTACGATTGCTTGTTAATGCCTTGACGGTATTGCCTGCGCCGTCTTGGGTAATGTTAATTACAGCATTACTACCTGTTTGATCAATATAGATACTATTGTCTACAGCATAGCCCAATGTTGGCATTACAGCCAGCATCAGAATTGTGAGTACTTTTCTCGACAACTCACCACCGCCTTTTAGACTTTTGTTCATACTTCCAAGACTCGGGTTGAACATCTTGTTTGTAATTGTTTACAAACGCTTAGTTTATACCCCTCGTCGCTCCTTGGCCAGTGGCCGTTATTGTTATCACCTCTTACTATTTAAATACATCTACTGCTTAATAATACTCCACTGTTATTTTTTCGTTACTCTCAGGTGTAAAAAAATTTACACTGTTGAAAAATCAACACCTAGTATCACTACTGTTGTTTGTCAAAAATTGTATCCTTCTTGACAAAACCTTTACGCTTTTCAGCATCTCTTACTTCTATCCAATCGCCTTCACTCCCGACGATGAATACAGTTGTACCCTTTTTAAACTGCCAGATCTTTGTGCTTTTTTCATCCATTTCTTTATAAATGAACTGTGCTTCTTTTAATACAACCTCCATTGGCATTTTTAAACCTTGCCCGATAACTGCTGGGTTTAAATTTACTTCTGCGGCGGTACTGGATATGTTTTCTGTTTTGGTTTCGGGCACGGCTTGCGGTTGAACCACGACATCTTTCTTATCCTCCACTTTTACTTCTTGTTTAATCTCACTACTAATTACAGGAACAGGTTTTTGAACTACTGGAGCTTGTAAAACTACTGGAGTTTCTTGTTTGTATTCCCATATACCTTTTTTAGCACCTTCTTTAATTAACTCAACAACTGCCATTTCCGTGGCGGCTTTAACTGCATACGTTCCTGGTTCGTTAATAGTCAATCCTGCCTCTGCTTCAAATGCCTGTGTGCCTTGATCAAAGAATTTTAATGCTGTAGCCGAGTCTGCTGTACTTAGTATTGTTTTCTGTACTGTAACTACTGCTAGTACTTTACCTGTGTTTACGCTAACTGCTCTTAAACTTATTGTAACAGTGTCAGTTGACCACTGTGTTTGTTTACCAATACCAAATATACGCATACCAGCACCTCCGCTGGTAGTCGTAGCATCATATCCTACGATGCCTCCTTCCATAATAATACCTGCAAACTGCATGGGCATTAATGGTTTGGCATTTGCACCTTCATAAGCCTCACGCATTTGTCTTATGATAGTACGTTCCTTTGTGAGATTATCAATCCCTACACGCTCAACTACCTCAAACCAGCGGCCTTGGCCAACACCTTGCAATGCTTGTATTAGAAATGTTTCTGCGCCCTGTGTAACTGCTGTTGATAAGCTGGCTACGTTTGCTTGTGGACGTCTTTGTCCTGTCTTATCTGTAAATCCGTAGACTGCTACGCTGACTGGTTTACCATTCGCTGGTGATGGAATGTTATCAAATTCTTTTTTGACATTTTCTCTTTGTGTAGTTATAGTTGGATCAGTTTCAGTCAATCCTGTGCTTTGAATGACTGCACACCCGGATAACAATGAGACCACTGCAAAAATTAAAATAATCTTTTTCATGATTTATTGGAATTGGAATTGACTCAAAGGAATCACCACCGTTGTTTGATTCCCAGTGACATCAGTAACTTGCATAGTAACACTGGTTCCATCTTTTGTCCAGAATATAGTATTACCTTCAAATGATAATGTACCACTATTTGTGCCGCCATTAGCAAACATAGCAGTTGCTAAATTTTGGCTAATTTGTGCATAGATACGACTTTCTAAGTTGTTTAAAAATTTAGCAATATTAGTATTGGCCTTGTCTGCTTTAGCTTTATCTAATGCGGCTTGTATGTCTTTTTGTACTTGTACTTTGCGTGTGAATTCTTGATTTTCAATCGTTAGGACGTGACTACTGTAACCTACGCCATTAAAGCTAGGACTTTTAAACTGGTAGTCGCCTATTGGTGCCGCAAGACTATTCAAAGACACCAATAGTAGTAAAACTACTACGATTTTAGACATGGATTCGCCCCCACTAATTCTTATTAGTATTTATAGGCGAAATTAAAGATTAAAGCTAGTGTTTATTCCCTATGATGTTCAGGAGTTTCAGGACCACTAACATTCATATTAGGATCTCCGATTTCTAAACTAGGGCGTTGTAGATCATCAGGTTCATGACGACTGGGCTTATGTTGGTGATGACCTTTAAAGGTCTTTTGTGGGCTAAATGTAGATGTTGTTTGATCTTGTACAGTAGGCTGAGTATTTTGTATAGGACTAGCAGTTGTATTATTGGCAGTAGCATCAGCATCTGGAACCGGACCTTTATCTTTGACAATTTGTGTTAGGCTATGTAGTAACGGACCTTTTTCAAAATAATTACTAGCTTTGTCTTCGCCCTGGAAGTATCTAATAGCTGTTAATACTTCGTGAGGAGCATTCGCATTACGAATTATAATACTAGGTTTACCGCTACGTGGGCCTAATGTTAGTTCTGCTTCTAAACTTATATTATTTCTAATCAATCGATTTTCTAACAATGCAAAGCTGTGTTGTGTATAGCCACCGTTTTTAAAACTAATTAATTTTAATGTACGATTTGAAGTTTTATCTTGATTTAAACCTGAACCATGACGCATGATTAAATCAGCTAGATGTTCGATGAAAAGTGTAGTTTTTGTAGCACTAGCATTGGCAATTTCAGCATTAATTTTAGAGACAGCTTGTTTATAGATAGTGATCCAGAATTTTAAAATATCAGTTTTGCCACGAGTCGGCATATCAAATGTAATGCCTAGTTCTTTAAATAGGCCGTTAGCACTGGCTAACCATTTATCAGGGCCGCCTTGCAATCCGCCTGCACCGTGTTGTCCGTAAATGTCGCTATCGGCTTTGAGACTAATATCTACGTTCTTTAATGGACGCCAACCGCCTGGAGCACTAGCATCTTTGATACGTGCATTAACGTCAGTCTTGCGGCCTTTTTGATCGCTTACTCCATCACTGGTAATTCTAATTTCATCCACTTTGCCGTTTTTATAAAAATGGTTACTGTATTTTTCTATGTCAGCATCGTTAACATACATGATAGCAGAATGAAACAAATCTTCAACACGTGGCCAGTTTTTTGGGTTTTTAATAAACATCATACTGCCGCTTGGCAAACGTAAACTAAATTCAATATTATCAGCGATCATGCTGTTTTGATCATGTACCGGATAATGTACTTCTGTATTGCTTTTAGTAATACAATTCTTTAAAACTTGCTGTACTTCATCAATGCCGATTTTTTCAATTCTATCACTACCACGTTTAATTAGTTTAGCAGTGAGACTCGCACCTAACACGGCTTCTGCAATGTCACCGCGATTAAATTTGTCTGCGTGTAATAATCCAGTTTCAATGCCGCTTGGACTACCTTCTAAGCCGAATACACTTTGATCTGCTTCTATACGTTTAAAGTATAGTACAGTATCTCCGTTACCTACTTTAATAACAGGACTTTTGGCAGGTGCAGTCTTAACCCATTCTAATTTTTCATCTGGGTTAAAAGTCTTAATCTCTTTTTGTATCTTAGTGACTAAGTCTTTACCCTTGGCAGATCCGTTAGAAACACGAACATGATGCCCGTATGTGTATTTGGTATCTCTGGAGAAGATGCTGGCTTCGTTGATAATGTCTAAAATTTGCATAGTACAATATTTATGCTATATTAGGGAACAGACAATCTTGTATAAACGTTGTCACATCATCCTCGTTTAAGCCCAAACTAGCCATTACACGCGGTGTATGGGGGTTTTGCTTTTGATTATCGCAGTAGTAATTTTGATTATCTGTAGTATTTACTGCGGTATTATTAGTTTCACCCACAGCTTCTAAATAATGCGCTAGTGTATCGCTAGCCATCTGTATAATTTGCTCTAATTCTGTTTCGTCTTGTACATTACCTGCGGCAACCATGCTAGAACTGAATATATTGGTAGCCCACTCGGGTAATGCCCGTTCCCTACGCCATTCGAGTCTTTTAACGTAATCGGAGAACCACTCCATCATAGGATGATCAGGATCGCCTGCTTTTGAATAATCATGGAAACAGCCGGTAATTTTATTCTTACCTGCTACAACATCGAAACCGTAAATAGGTGCTGGATTGTGTATATGTGGAAAGATGCAACAATGCATCATCCATAGCCCTTTAGTTTCTCGAGCGTCTACAACATCCACATGAGCGCGGCGGTAACTATCAGAAGTCCATACGCGATTGATCCACCCAGGTTGATTAAAGCGATCCATACCTGGTTCAAATATTTCTGTACCTGTTTCATTGAAACTGTCTTCCAGTAGATGTTGTATGGTTATTAATGTATCCCATACTTTACTCATCTTTGTACTCAACTAGATCTAACATTTCTTTAAAAGTCTGCGTAGCAAATTCAAAACATACCACTGCTTCATCGGCCATGTCATCGCTAATGCGTTCACGAATAGCTGTCTTAAGGGTAATAGCATCTTCAAATTGATACATTCGGCCTGCGCCAGGAACTTTTTTAGAAATCATTTGTCCACCGGCTAAATCACCCATATGACGAACATAGATATGCGCCATAAGTTTTTTAGGATCGTCTTTAATACTTAAAATATATTTGATATACTTTTCAGTATTTGTTAGTATATGTGGCTTGCCGTCAGCATCATCATCCCACAGTTCTTCAAAGTCTGCATGTATAGCGGGTGCTCTGCGAATGTCAGGCAACCCGTGTAATAATAAATGCGGCATTGCACATACTTCTAGTATCTCATAGCAAGGGTGCTGATTTTTCAAAAATGTCGCATATAATTTAGGATTAATATCACCCGAGAATAAAATCTTTACGAACTCCTGTCTTTCGGCATTTTTATGTGCCTCGTGTGTTAAGTCACGTAAGCTCATTCTTCCTCCAACCGTATTTGTAATGGAAATCCATTTGCACGGGCTACTGTTGTCGCTTCTACTGCTTTAGCTTCGGCGATTTCAAAACTGTATACACCTGCGATACCGCTTCCAGTTTCGTGAACAGTAATCATAATGTCTCGAGCTGTAACATCTGTGTGATGGAAAATTTCAATTAGTATACCTACAACAAAATCCATCGGCGTGGCTTCGTCATTCAAAAGAATAACTTTCCATCGTTTGGGCTCTGTCACAGTTACGTTGATCTTTTCATCTAATTGGATATCTGTTCCTGCCATCTTATACTCTCTTTCAAAGTTGGGGAAGTTTCCTTCCCCATTGTATTTAATTATTTAATTGTGATTTGACGTGGTTTTAAGGCCTCTGGAACAATACGTTGGATTTTGATGATCAACATACCGTCATTGACTTCAGCACCAGTAACTTCCATATATTCAGCAAGAGTATATGCTTGTTCAAAATCACGGCTTGCAAGCCCGCGATGCAGATATTCTTTACCTTCTGCATCTACAGATTTTTGTATACCGCGAACAACTAATTGATCTTGGTCTACTTCTACTGTGATTTCATCTTTGCTAAATCCAGCTACTGCTACTTCGATAGCATAATCCTTGTCACTATATTTTACAATATTGTGTGGAGGATAGTTGCTGTTATTCAATCGTGCATTAAAAATGTGATCGAAACCTACTAGTGCTCTACTTAGATTGGCAAGAGCTGCCGCGTCTATAGTTCTTAGTTGCATTGTCATAATTTTCTCCTTATATTAAGCAAGAACTTAGTAGGGCCCAATGATTGGCGCCCTACATGTTTATTATATTACTTGTCTGTCTGTGTGTCAACTTCTGCGAAGCTCGCATCAACTGTTTCGCCTTTCTTTTCGACTTCTTCAGCTTTTGCTTTCTCAGCTTTTTGTTTGGCAGTAAACACGGGTTGAGATTTTTCAAACAATGTTTGTGTTGCCTTTTGGATAGCTTCTAGATCTTCGCCTGCGACGGCTGTGTTTACTTCTGTTAATGCAGTTTCAAAAGCAGTCTTATCTTCTTCTGATAGTTTGTCTTTGAATTCTTCAAAGTCTTTCTTAACAGAGTGTGTTGCGCCTTCTGCATTGTTACGTGCTTCGATTAATTCCTTAGCCTTTTTATCAGCTTCGGCATTTTCTTCAGCTTCTTGTACCATGCGTTGGATTTCAGCTTCTGTCAAACCACTATCAGACTTGATAGTGATCTTGTTTTCTTTTCCAGTGTTTTTATCTTTGGCACTTACATTAAGAATACCGTTGGCATCCAAATCTAGTGTAACTTCAATTTGTGGTGTTCCACGCATCGCTGGAGCAATACCTTCCAAATTAAACTCACCTAGCATCTTGTTAAATTTAAACAAGTCGCGCTCGCCTTGTCCAACTTTAATAGTTACAGCTGGTTGGTTATCTTCAGCAGTGCTGAATGTTTGGCTGTGCTTAGTTGGGATAGTTGTGTTCTTGGCAATTAGCTTGGTAAACACCCCGCCCATTGTTTCAATACCCAATGTTAATGGAGTAACGTCCAATAGCAATACGTCTGTCTTGTCGCCTGCCAACACAGCACCCTGTACTGCGGCACCTGCGGCTACAGCTTCGTCTGGGTTAACATCTTTACGTGGAGCCTTGCCAAACAGTTTCTCAACTGCTTCTTGTACTTTAGGCATACGTGTTTGTCCACCAACTAGAATAACTTCGTCAATGTCTGCGGCAGTAACTTTGGCATCAGCCATAGCAATCTTACATGGTTCAATTGAACGCTTAATCAAGTCTTCAACCATTTGTTCAAACTTAGCCCGGCTTAGTTTGACGTTCAAATGCTTAGGGCCTGTTGCATCTGCTGTGATGTATGGCAAGTTAACATCAGTGCTTGCGGCACTAGATAATTCAATCTTGGCCTTTTCAGCAGAGTCTTTCAAACGTTGTAAGGCCAGCATGTCTTTCTTAAGATCGATGCCAGAATCTTTCTTGAATTCATCAACTAAGAAATCCATAATAGCTTGGTCAAAGTCTTCACCGCCAAGGAATGTATCTCCGTTTGTTGACAACACTTCAATTTGTTTATCGCCATCGATGTTAGCAATTTCGATAATTGAAATATCAAATGTACCACCACCTAGGTCGTATACAGCGATCTTGCGATCTTTCTTATCTTCTTTATCAACGCCATAGGCCAGTGCAGCCGCAGTTGGTTCGTTGATAATACGTAGAACTTCCAAACCAGCGATGCGTCCAGCATCTTTAGTTGCTTGACGTTGGCTATCGTTAAAGTAAGCAGGAACAGTAATGACCGCTTGTGTTACTGTTGTACCTAGATAGTCTTCAGCAGTCTTTTTCATTTTACGAAGTACTTCAGCTGACACTTGTTGTGGAGCAAGTTTCTCGCCGTTGGCTTCAATCCAAGCATCTCCATTATCAGCCTTGATAATAGTGTATGGCATTAAGTCAATGTCTTTTTGCACTTCTTTCTCGTCAAACTTACGTCCGATTAGGCGCTTGCTTGCGTAGATAGTATTCTTTGGGTTAGTGACTGCTTGTCGTTTCGCTGTTGCACCTACTAGGATTTCATCCTTTGTATATGCAATGATTGATGGTGTTGTTCTAGCACCTTCGCTGTTTTCAATTACTTTAGCTTTTCCGTTTTCTAGGATTGCTACACAGCTATTTGTTGTACCTAAATCGATACCGATGATTTTGCTCATAATAATCTCCTTTAATTAAGCAAGAAAAATGTAAACCCTTACGGCGTTTACAAATTTATTTATCTCAGATATTCTCTGTTTTAAAGATATTGGACCAAATTTTAAGTTTTTCACGTTTAGCTTCAGCCGCACGTTCAATATTACTAAAACTAACAATATCAAGCTCTTGTAGAATATCTACCATAGCTTGTAAATCGCCCAGTTCTTCTTCCAAGTGTTCCCTGTTGGTTTTAGATTTTCCTGGCTTAAGATTATCCAGTCCGAAACGACTAATCTTACTTACCGCTTGTATAACTTCAGCACATTCTTCTTGGAGGATATCCATCACTTCTTTAGTTTGTGCGTTCATAGGGGCTGTTGGGAAATCGATTGGGTTATCTGTATTTGTATAATGCATGTTATTACCTTTGGTTTGCAAATGGCGCAATATAATGGCCGTCTTTTGTAGTGCTGGTTCTCAATGTGTTGTAAACATTTTGAATACCGACTGCTTGATTCCAAGCATCTTCTAATGCGTGATGAGCTGTTACTGGGGGACGCTGTGGATTGATACCCAAATCAAATGCAGTACGCACATCACGTACTTCCCAGAATTGCCAAGGAATAGCACGGCCTATCTTACGGAATACATGTTCGCAGATAATAATATCGAAACACGATCCATTAGACCAAACACGTTTTGCACCCCAGCAGAATTTATACAGCCGAGCAAATGCTTCCTCTATATCAAGTCTATCTTTGGGATCAAAGGCCGCGGCTTGCGCTTCCTTACTTTGACTAGCCCACCAGGCAATGGTTGCATCGCTAGTGTTTAGTCCAATTCTATCGCAACTGTCTAAATCAACTCTGCAATAAAAACTATCCATCGCTGGTTCTTTAACTTCCGATCCAAACGGATCAAACTTTACAGCACCAATTGTAAGAATAGTTGCGTCAGGAGTTGTATTTAGAGTCTCCAAATCTATCATAATGTCAGTATTCATATGACTATTATAACAGGCTTGGAGTAGTATGTCAATACATTTTTTTAGGTAGTTGCTCTTTTTCGAGCTTTTTCTTATAACGGTTTTTGGCCGCTGATTTTTTACGTTTGCGTTCGGTAGTCGGCTTCTCGTAAAATTCTCGACTACGTAATTCTTCTAATAAACCACTATCTTCGATTTTGCGTTTGAATCGGCGCAATGCTTGTGTAATGTTTTCACCGTCCTTAACAATTACTCGATTCCCGTCGTATCGTTTGTTACTGTGATTCATCGGTTCCCTCATCTTCTTCATCATCCTCTTGGCCGGTAACTTGCGCTACTATCCAATCTAAGTTATAAATTCTGTTTTTACTAATCAACCCGTAAGGAGTAATCTCGTCGTTGGTTATGTAGTGTGTATTCGGTTGTGCCAGCAAATATGTTATAAACAATTTAGTTGTTGGATCACAGTTATCCACGTCGATAATTGTAACATCGCATTGATTGGATACACTTAGTAACCAGTCAATATCGTGTTCAGCATCGTCATACATGAATACATTAATCTCTTCTATATTGTGACTTAATATAGTTTGAAATTGCTGTTTAACATGCAATGACGGTTTTATCAGCAGATAACCTAAGTTCATATTGAACAGTTTATCTGGTGGTGTTATTAAGTTGATTTTTCCTAAGTTCATATATCTCTTCAATAAATCTTTCTAATTGCTCATCTGAGTATTTGCTAAATTGTAATCCGGTCCCTTTGGCACGATTTACAAATTCATACAATTCTGGATCTTTGTATTTACTTACTTCAAAGGAAGCGAACTCATTTTTGGCATATTCTAAGTACAATTTATCTCTTACATCTAAATCAAGACTTTTACGGTCTTGTATTCTAGCCCAAAGTGTGCCACCAGTTGATTGTTCTTCGTTTTGTACATACCCGGTTAAGAACGGCTCTTTACTTCGATCTCGCCCAGTGGGTTTTTTATCATGTAAGTCTTTTTTTTTGAATCAGTTTCTTCCAAGTTAACTTCGGTGCCCTGTGTATCGATGTAGGAATCGCCACGGGCAACACGTTCTTCAACTGTGGATTCGTCGATATGCTTTTGTAATTCTGGAAGTATTTGATATTTTTTTGATTCAGCTTCCTTCACTGCTTCAGCCTCAGCTTCCTCGATCATAGCATTCCATTGCTCGATAGGCATTGGAAACTCAGGTTCTATGTCTGTGGTGGTAATTGTAGTATCAGCAGTTGGGTAATCAGGCTCATGTTCCTCTTCAACAAATTTATAATCAACTGTCGGTTCACTAACAGTTTCGACTGCTTCAGGTATTACTGCTTCAACTTCTTGGGCAATAAATCCGTGATTATTAACTGCTTCTGTTAAATCTTCTGCTTGGTCATCTAACCATGTTTTTTCTTTTTCTTCTTTAGCCCAAACAAATGTCATTTGTGCGGCCAGTAACATGATAACTGCCAGTGGATCGAATACAATAACAATAAGGATAATAATCCAAGTTACTGCTTGCTCTAACATGTTTTCATCTGCGCCATGGTCTCCGTATAGAAACTTGGCAATATATTTGATAGGGCCTACTTCTGCTTCAACCTTTCGGACTTCAGCCGCGATTGGCGCACGTTCTTCGCTAAGGGAGGCAATAGCTTTCTGTTCGGATGTAATTTCAGATTGAAGGCGGGCTCTTTCTTTTTGCTGGCCTCTTCTAATAGCAACTGCTTTCTCGGCACCTTTTTCATCACTGCTTCGACCCATAACTTGGTCCACAGCCTCATCCATCTGTTTAAGCGCCTTCCGGTTCGCATCGATATTATCCTTTGCTGTTTTAATCTTTTCGTCGTAGATGGCGATCTTACTAGTAACATCGCCCGACACTAAGTTTTGATCGTTATGTGCTTTGGAGAGGAATCCAAAGATACCCATTGAAGTAATCAGCATTAGTACTGTTACTGCAACACACATGTAGACTTTCATCAACATGGGAACACGTTCCCAATTGGCTTTAATCCAGCTTGCACATACTAGTTTAGCAACTTCTAACGAAGCTCCCATAACTATGATTGGAATTACCGCCGCAGAAAATATAGCGGTCAAACCTACTACAGAGTAGTAAATTGCGACCGCCGATATTGTTAAACCTGTTAGTAGTAATAGATACGCTAATATCATCCTATTCCATTTCTTATACTGGACTACCTGCTAATGGTGCTAATGAAGCAGACACACTTACAGTTCCGTATATGTTTGAGTTAGTTGCGTTTGGTTGAGTAATTGTTACTTTAACTTGTGAATCATCCAAATTAACTGGATTGTATACACGCCATTGACGTGAATATCCTGTTGATGCGCCTGCTTGGATTGCTCCAGTAACAATATCTTTAATTGCTAGTAGCGTTGTATTAACTGCTACGCTACCAGATGCATATAAACTATTGTATGCTGTTTGTGTCGATCCGTCAACCGCAGTCCAAGTTCCATTAGCTGTTTGTCCAGCCGCTTTTAAAATTGAGCTATAATTGCCTAATAGAAAGCTATCACGGCCTGCATCAATCGTAAATGCCAAGCTAGTTGGTTGTGCAGTGGCACTGGTATTTGGGCTAGCAGTAACGTTTACAGCAACAATACGCATGTCTGTCACGCTAGCCAATGCTTCAACTACGCGATTAAAACGGACGTTACCTTGGGCTAGTACAAGAGCTTGTGCCGCTGACATAGTGCTTGCATTAGTGTATACTTGATTATCCCAATTGTATGGCCATAATCCGCCACTAGCTGTATTTGCAGTTGCAGTTGGGTAATATGTTGAACTAGATATGTCCACGGTAACTGTGTACAATCCGTCTGTTAATTGATTTTTATCTAAACTAAATCCTGATGGCATTTTTATGCTCCTTAATATCTAATATTTATCGCTTACTTGAAGATAATCATGCTCATCAGGGCCGCTTGAATGAAAAATCCAAAGCCAATTGTAACAATGTTTAGTACATCTTTTTGTATAGTTGCCTTGACAAACAGACAGAAAAGCCCAGACCAAGCAAATAATACAAGGTCCACTGGGGGCATTTTTTCAGTTAGGCCTGTTAGAACGGCCAATAATGTTGGAATTGTGGCCAAATGCATTAGTATCACAGCGACCCAGCCCATTGTTTCTGCACTCACATGGGGAGCATGTTCTTTGATACCTTTGACCCAATTGTCTAAGTTAAAAAATCCAACAAAATTATCTTTAAATTTAGTTAAAACATCTGCGCTTGTCATATTATTTCCTTAGTTATAAAAAATGTGTCGGCCGATTTTAGCCACTGGTTTCTTGCCCCAGCCGGGTTTTACGTAGTCCCCGTGAAAGTATAGGGCGTTTTTCAAATCTGGAAGTCTAAATCCTTCCAGCAATACTTTTTTAGCCACTTCCATACTTTCTGTATAGACAGGACCGTTCATTGGTTTAAGAGCACTTGGGCCTTGGCAGTACCAGCTGAATTGGCAAAGTACTTTTTCATAGACTACATTCTTTTGGTAAACTACTTTACAGATGTCAGATGGAAATTGTCCACTTTCTGCTCTGTTGATTGTAACTTGTGCTACGGCTACTTTACCTTCAAAAGGTTCGTAACCAGCTTCGTGGTATATATTACGAGCCAGACAATCTAATTGAGTTTGTCTCATTTGGGCTGTAATAGGGCTTGCGGTTTCGCGAGCTTCTTTAAGTTTGCTAAACTTATATGTTACGGCATGTTGTGCCGCTAAAACTACTGCCGCTAAAATTAGGCAGTTTAAAACTATTTTGATAATGCGTATCATTTTTTTCTCCTTTACGCTGGATGAGGTATCGCTAGTACCATCATAATTTATATTTTGGCTGTTTATATTTCTCCTTGAGTTAGCCTTAGCAACCGAACCTTTCGGGGCTAATATATAGTTATCGTCTGTGTGTCGTGGTAAAATACTATTATTTAGAATGGGCATATTTATCGTCTCATTCTGCTGATATCTACTGCTTGTTCATCACTAAAAACCGGTACAGCGTTGCTTTTATGCATGGTTGCAATACCTTTTACCATAGTTCCGGTATAGACTTTTGCAGGTGGCAATGTTGCCACACCTAGTCCACTGTTCAAACTCTTAATATGGGCAGTAGTGTTACGGCCTTCTGGAATCGCTAGACTGTAACTGCTACTCAAGGTACCGCTAGACATGGCACGATTTCTGCGCTTTTCTTCTAGCTCAATTCCTTGACGTTTGAGAAGTTCTTTCCAACTGGCTTCTTGCTCACGTGCTTTACGGGCATGTTCTGCTGATGCGAATTTCTGTTTGCCTTTCTTCTTGCCGGTGGTACTGAGCCACGGACCTTCTAAATGCATACTCAAAATAATCTCCAAAAGTTATAACATTAGCTAGTATTATACAGCTATCGTCAGTTAAAGTCAAGTATTTTTGGTTTAAACTCGAAATGATTCGCCGCATCCACAGCGATCACGTTCATTTGGATTGATGAAATCAAATCCTTCATTAAGTCCATTGCGGACCCAATCTACTGTCAATCCATCTAAGTAGGCTAGGCTTTTAGCATCCACTAGTACAACAAAATCCTGTTGTGCAAAATTGGTTACTCCTACTTCAGCTTCGTAGTCATCCACATATTCTATGGTATAGGCCAAGCCGCTACAGCCGGTAGTTCTCACACCAAGTCTGATACCAACACCTTTACCTCTTTGGGCTAGAGATTTTTTAATTCTTTGAGTGGCGGTATCAGTTATGGTGATCATTCATTACTTGGCTTCTTTACGAGCGTTCTTAACGGCTGTTACATCGTTGCGTGTTTCTTTGCACAGTTTAGCCAATTCTTGTAAGTGTTTGCGTACACGGGTACCTGCGGCATTTACGCCCTTGTCGTAAAACTTTTCGAAGTCTGATTCCATTGATTCGACTAGGGTTGTGAACTCTTGATATTTTGACATTTGATTCTCCTTGAAATGTGCTATAATAATTTAGCATAACTAAACAAGGATGCTAACGATCCTGGCTTTTAAGGGCCTGCAAACACGGTTGTGCTTGAGCTGGATATCAAAGAGCCATCACTTGCAGGATCTGCTAATCTGGCAACATTTTTATTTTCGGCAAACACCGTAGCACATCCAGATGCAATAACTGACCCTTTAGCTGTTCCTGAAGTTTGGAACGCAGTATGAGAGTCATTGGTGATAACTGTAGTAGCGCCAGAAATTATCAGTGATCCGGCGACATCCTTATTAGCCCTAGCAACTCCGCCCATTATGGAGCGCCGCCTTGTTGTGCTTTTAATTTTAGAGCTTTTGCTTCTGCTTCTTTTTTCTTTAATTGAGCAACTGCTTCAATATCGGCAACTTGAGTATTAACCCATGCTTTCATTTTAGTACCCGAAGAAATTAGATTTTGTCCAATGTCTGTGCTTGCTACTAAATTTTTAGCAATATTTGTACCTGCTGACAACGCATCAGTAGCTATACCCTGAGCGACTCCTGAAGCAGTGCTTATAGCAGAAATATTAGCAATACCTAAACTTGAAGTTTTTACTTTCTCTACGAAAGCTTCTTGCTTAACAGCAACTGGAAGTTTTCCATCTTCGGTTCTTGCAGTGTTTGTAGTTTGCTCAACAAATTGTTGATGATTCATCTGTGCGGACATCGACATCTGTTGCATGGCAATCATAGTTGTTAACAAACCAGCAATCGTAGATAACGAACTTTGCACAGAATTTGCACCACTTAGTTGGGCACCTACTTGTTTATTATTGCCGAGTACTAACGTTTGTAATGCCGAATCGATATTGGCTAACGAATGGGCGCTATTTAATAATGAATTAAGCATACTGCCAGGTTCTGTTGCCGCAATGCCGCCAGGGCCGCCGCTTAGATAATATTGTATTTGCTGTAGTTGTACTCCGAGAGCACCTAGAGTGTTTGTATAATCTAATTCAGTCTGTGCGCCGCCGCCGGAAATTGCTCCAAAAGTACCCGATGGTGTTGGTATAGCAGGTACTGGTGTAAAAACGATAAATGGCATGACTATTTCCTTTGCTGAGTAATATTTATGCTAGTTTAATACCAGTGGTATTCTGAATGTACGTGTCCGAAGCATCTTTATCAGTAGGAGCCAGCACCATTACTGTGGCTCTGCTAATAGTGATATTTGCATCTGGACTTGTAGTAAACAAAAAGGGAACCAAAGCTATGCCTTTTGCACTTGCGGTTAGTACCAATGGTTTAGCGACTGTAATACTCATTGGATTTTCTTCAACTAGTTTAGCGACAATTTCTTCGCCCGCAGTTGTTTTAATTGTTACTACTTCACCTATCGCAATACCTTTGTTAATTATCATTTTTATCCTTTGAGTGTGTTAAAAAATTCTTCGTCTTTGCCGGCAAGACCTTGAAAACCGCCAGGAAGGAGTACTCCGTCCTTGAAAATCTGTGGAACTGATCGTAATCCTTGATCCATTAAGAACTCACGTGCGTCTGGATCGTCTTCCATTTTAATTACTCGAAACGTAATGTCTTTGCTTTCTAGTAATGCTTTTGCCCTGTCACAAAATGGACAGTTATTTTTACTGTATACTGTAATCATATTTCTCTCTTATAATGCTGGAAGCTCATCGTAATCAATGCTATCGCTCATGATGCCAATTACATAATTGGTCGATTCACTTTCTTGTAATGCTGTTTGTTTATTGCTTGTATTAACATGTTTGTTAAACCAAGGAATAGGTGTAGACTTAGGAGCAGGGTTATTGTACTTAATACCAATGTCTTTAAGTGCGCTAACGGCTGTATAGTCTACAAAGTCTTTTAAAATGTTAGCATTTAAACCAATCACAGGGCCTTTGTTAAACAAATAGTCAGCCCATTGTTTTTCTTCACGGATAACATCCATATATAAACTATATACTTCTTGTTCGCATTCTGCTTTGATTTCGGCAAAGCGACTGTCTTCCTTAACAACTTGATTGATCAAATAGGCAGTCCAACCTTTGTGCAGGATCTCGTCCTGTAGGATCAATTGAATAATGTTACCATTACCCATAAAGATCTTGTTTTCAACCATGGCCAAACTTGTGGCAAAGCTAACCATAAAGCGGAAAGCTTCTAGTGCATAACTAGCATGTAAGGCCATGTAGATTGCTTTAATGTGTGTACGTTCATTAACTTTCTCACCTAACTGCTTACGGCAATTGATCTGATGCAAGTCTTCATAGTAGTTACCTACACTTGAAGCCATGTCGATAATTTCTTGTGTATCATGAATTGTGTTGAACACATCTTTTGGCACGTTGTAGATATTACGTATGATATGACTGTATGACTTGCTGTGGATGTTGGTTTCAAAGAATGTCCAATTATACACAAGTGCTTCTAGTTCTGGCAAGCTAACAACAGGCATAAAGATTTGGCTCGGGCCGCGTCCTTGCAAACTGTCTAACGCTGTTTGACGTAGCAAGTTACTGGTAAAGATATGTTTGACAGCATCACTGGCATCTTTAAAGTCATTTGAGTCTTTGGTAAGACTAATCTCTTCTGGTTGCCAAAAGAAGCCACGTGCAGTTGCTTCAAAGTCTGCAATCTTTTTATATTTGACTTCTTCGAATCGTTGAATAGTAACTGGACCTGCTGGGTCTAGGAACATCTTACGATTGAGATAGTCTGTTTTAGTTTTTAAATTATATTGTTCTTGGCTCATTAATATTTTCCTGATGCAAGTACTATCTTGCAAATATGTTCTAATCTTTCTATGTGTTCGTAGGCACGCCACGGGGTATTACCAATCGCCACTACACCATGCCCTTTGATTCCCACTATATCAAACTTAATATTACCATCGCGATCCAATCCTAAATTGCGATGACATTCATCGCCTAACTCTTGGCTGATAGGAGGTACATCGCCTACATTAGGCGCTACCTTAGTATAACGATTAAGTTCCGGAAATGAATCACTAATAGTGCCTAAATCAATACCGGCATGCATGGCCGCGATGCAATATGTTGGATGTACATGGACTACTACCCGGACATCATCTTTGTGTTGTCCTAATTCTTTTTGTAGTCCAAAATGCAAAGGCATTTCACCTGTAGGTTCTAAGTTACCAGATAAATCAGTTTGTTCGATTACATGCCAATGATAGTTAAAAATTCCTGTACCATGACCGCTATTGATAGTTCGTTCTATAGCTATTTTTTTGAACATCTCTGGTTGCATGTTCTGTTTACGTACACCGCTGGGCGTTACATAAAAATGATCACGGTCGTGATGTCGTATAGAGATGTTGCCATCTCTACTGGTTATCCAATTGCGCTTGTAAGCGTCTACTAAAATATCACAACAGGTTTCTAACATTAGTGTCTCTTTTTATAATCTTCTACTGCGGCTTTGATAGCATCCTCGGCAAGTATACTACAATGTATCTTAACCGGAGGCAGTGCTAGTTCTTCGGCGATTTGTGCGTTTTTAAGGTTAAGAGCATCGTTAATATGCATACCCTTAACCCACTCTGTAACCAGCGAGCTACTGGCGATTGCTGATCCGCAACCATATGTCTTGAAACGAGCATCTCTAATAATACCATCTTCATCTACCTTTATTTGTAGTTTCATCACATCGCCGCAAGCAGGAGCACCTACCATTCCAGTACCCACACTAGGATCATCTTTTGCAAAGGACCCAACGTTCCTAGGATTCTCATAATGGTCAATTACCTTATCTGAATAACTCATAGTTTACACGACTCACAATCTTCTTCATCATCGAAATTGATAGCCTTTAACATTGTAGGCGCAATTTCGTCTTCTGCTTTACTGCCTGCTTTATTAATCAAACTGTAGTAGAATGTTTTTAATCCCCACATGTGAGCTTGCATTAAATTCTTAGCAATCAATGTTGTTGGTACTTTACGATCCGCAAAGTGTGCTGGATTGTAAAATGTGTTTGTACTAATTGATTGATCAACATAAGCCGCAAGAACTGCCGCAGTTTTTAAATAACCTTGACAATCCTTCTGGGCCCACATGAGTTGATATTTGTTTTTAAGTTTAGCATATTCAGGAACTACTTGCGTAAATGATCCTGCTTTTGATTCTTTAACACTAATTAAACTCATTGGCATTTCTATTCCATTAGTACTATTAATAACAACACTACTAGACTCCACTGGAGCAATAGCCATAAGTGTAGCATTTCGTACTCCATGTAGTTTCATTTGTTCACGCAATGGTTCCCAGTCAAGTTCGGGAGTAAAGTCTGCTAGTTCGTTAGCACCTTTGGCACGTAGTTCCCAAGGGAATGTGCCTTGTCCATAACGTGTTCGTGCGCTGTGTGTGCATGGGCCACGCTCACGTGCTAGTTCCACTGTAGCTTCTGTTAGATAAAAGGCTTGATGTTCCATCCAACTTTTAACATCTTGTAGTGCATCTTTATCGCCATACTTAAGGCCACGCTTGGCATGCCAGTAGGCTAGATTAGTAACACCAATGCCTAATGGTTGAATCTCATCGTTACTTAGTTTGCTTTGGATACTTAGGAAGTCTTGGTAATCAAGTATGTTGCATAGACTACGCTGTAGAATACGGCAAGCACGGCGCATGTCTTCTGGATTACGGAACGCTCCCCAATTGATCGAGCCGAGTGTGCAAAGAGCAATGCGGCCATCAGCATCATCAAGCCGCTTGAAAGATTTAGTAGGTAATAGTATTTCACAGCAAAGGTTACTCTGATAAATTGTATGGTACTCAGGATCGAATGGTCCTTGGTTCATCACGTTGTCGATAAACACTAGATAGATACGTCCTGTATCAGTACGCTCTTTCAGTATGCCCGACTTGAATACTTCTTCAGCACTCATAGTCTTAGTACGTAAGTCTTTGCGCTTTTCATACTTAACATATAACTGTTCAAACAATGCAGTGTCTTTATAAAACGCTTCGTACAAGTCCGGTACTTCGTTTGGATCAAAGAAAGTTATAGCTTCCTTATTTCGAAATCGTCTCCAGAAGAAGGCAGACAATACCACTCCATAGTCCATATGTCGAACCCTAGTTTCTTCTGTTCCCTGGTTATTCTTAAGAACAATAAGATCATCAAACTGATGATGCCAAATGGGATAAAATACAGTAGCACTTGCATTACGGATACCTCCTTGACTACAACTACGTAGATCGCCAAACCATTTCTTTAAGAAAGGTATCATACCAGTATGCATGATTTCGCCACCGCGAATTGGGGAGCCCAATGGGCGTAATCGACCGATTTCCAATCCAATCCCCGCACGTTTACTGGCATACTTGGCCATCATTTCTCCGGACGCGAAAATACTGTCCAAATCATCATCCGACCTAATAAGTACACAACTACTAAACTGTTTAGTAGGAGTACCGAGCCCTGCCAACACTGGCGTGGCCAACGTGAATAATCCATCACTTGCGGCATTGTAGTATTCCTTTATGTAACGCATCCTTGCGCTATTTGGTTCTTCTTTATGGAAGACTGTGGCCGCGGCAATCATATATCTGATTTGCGGAGTTTCATAAGTTTGTTTAGTTGCACGATTCTTAACTAGGTATTTTTCGATTAGTTGTTCAATCGCCGCATAGCCATACTGTTCATCTTTTTCATGATCTAGCATGTCATCCATTTTGTTCCAGTCTTCTTCACTATACCATTCTAATAATTCTTTAGCATACAAGCCAGTGGCAACATTCTTTTGCACAATAGAGAAAAGGCTCGGAGGGATATAAGAACCGTACACATCTTTACGTAGCATACTTAAACGTTGCTTGCCAGCCACATACTGATAGTTTACGTGTCCTACATCTGGATTTGATTCTACGTCGATTAGGTCTACTATTGCTCGTAGTGTGATGCCGTCGATTTCTTTAGTTGTGATGCCGTCATAAAAATGCAACTGAGCTTTGATTTCAATCATTGACTGGCTAACATCTGCAATACCTTGGCAAACTTTCGCCACTTGGGCTTGCCATTTATCAATTGTCAACGGCTCTTTTTGTCCGTTTCTTTTAATTACTGTAGTGTTCATTTATTCCGCTTTAGAAGTTAGTGTGATTAGGAAGTATTTATTGGATCACTTCTAACTTGCCAAACTTCTTTGGCAACCGTATTTTCTTAATCAAATTGCGGAGATACAGCAGGTTTTTTCAAACCTAATCTCTATATCTCGGATTTAATTTAAATTATATACGCATTTATTCACTGTGTCTAGTAGTTCGATTATAAAACTGCTGAATAAGAATACATCAATAATCCGGCATCGCTTGCGCTGGGATTAACATAATCTACTTCCAAACTGTTGGTAACAATTCGAGCTGTAAATGCTAAATTTACATCGTAAGTTCCATCATTACGTCCAGTATAATCATATTCATCGCTTAGTTGGACAGAGTTATTAACTACATCGCACATGATTGTTATGGTTCCACGACGGCTGATTGTAAGAACTGTACTACGATACACATAGTTGATTACATAATTTACACCGTCCGATGGCAACGGTAAACGAAATGCAAATGTTGAATTTGATGGATTAGTAATATTAACTTGTCTCACACTATGAGAATCGTAACTAACCAGTCCACTAATTTCTGGATAATACGGCACACTGAATGTTAATATACCACTAGGAGTTCCGTTTGGGGCTGAACTTAATAATACTTGTACGCTACTGGTGATAGATTGTACAGTCCATGCATAAGGTGCTAGTGTTGAATTGAATCCAGTACCTGTCACAGACATACCAACGTTTATACCTGTAGTGCTTGTAACATTTAAAACAACTCCACTACTTCCTGATACAGTGTAAGAAGTGTTCACGCTAGGAGTAACAGTTGCCAAATCATCTCCGCGATCGCTTTGGTCATATTGACTACTGTTACCACCGACTGCAAAATAAATTTGCGGATACTGTGCGCTGGTAACGTTCGATCCGCCATTATTACCAACATTGATTAATCTAGTATTTCTAGTTGTATTACCTGAACCTAAATAAATGTAAATGGCATGCTGTTTAATCTGTTCAAAAACACTGTCAGTGAATGTAGTATTACAAGGACCATATTGTTGTCCAACACTAGTTCGGTTACTTGTTTTACCTAATGCAACTCCTTGCAATGTATCAGTAACATATAGATCAGTAAATGCATTATTATAGATATCGTTATTAGACAAAATTCCATATCTAAAGCTACTAAGCTGTATATTTTTAAACAAGTTACGTTGACATGTAACTAATCGACTAAATGCCGTTAAATAAATTCCACGACTATATTCGTTACTTAATGCCGACCAAGCACCTATAATTTGTAAATTTTCAAAACGACTATCTCGCACAGCATCTAACTGTAAACCTGCCTGGTCGGAAGTTTTAGTATACAAAGTCATATTTGAAATCTGTATATTTTTAGGTTGGCTGATATAAGTTGGTGCAGGTGCTTGTGTAGCTGTAAATGTTAAAACGCCAGCTGGTGTACCATTGGGCGCTGTATTAATAGTCACTGTTTGGCTATCAATAACGGCCGTCACTGTTTGTCCGCTAGCGAATCCGGTTCCTGTGATAACCATACCTACACTAATTCCTGTAGTTCCTGCCAATGCATCAGTGCGTGTTAATTTAAGAGTAGTACCAGTTGATCCGATCGGGTTATATGTAGGACGTTCTACTAGCGGCATACTAAAGATATTTGGAACTCCAGGTGTCGCTGTGTCGTTTACAAATTGCATTACAGGGCCAGGAGTTCCTGCGGTGTTACTGTATTGTATTATAGTTTTACCGATTCCATATCCAACGATTGTAGCGTAACTAGGAATGTATAATGTTGTAGTAGTTAAGTAGGTACCGGATGGAATTACTAGTGTTTTTCTACTTGAAGGATTTGTTATATTAATTGGATTTAAAAAAAGTTGATTAATAGCCAACTGTAAAGCGGCTGTATCGTCAACAACACCGTTACCCGTTGCGCCAAAATCTATTACATTAACTTGATCATCTAATTTAGCCTGCATGCCTCGAATAGTTGGATAGTTAACACCAAGGCTACTAGTAACAATAGAATAATCATTTTTCTTGTACTGGAAAGTGATTAGATCTAAAATATTACCGTTGGCTCCTAAATCGTTAGCCGTTAATATCTTAGTGTTGCCGACAGTAGGCGCACCTTCGGCAACACTACCGTTACCAATGTATAAATTTTGTGAGTCAACGCTCCAGGCCATTTCACCCGAAGCTAATTGCGGTAAACCACTACCTGAATTCTCTTTACCGCGTCTTACTTGGATTCTTGAGATTTGCACTACAGCCATAATAATATCCTCTATATAGGATATTTATCAGTTTTGATTGTAGTATTGTTCCACCCTGTTCCACCATTGCTTTTCCCAGTGTTCAAACATATCCGGGGTTAAAATAAACTCCTGGTAAGCTGGTTCGCCCCATGTCATAGGACTAATTTCGGGAGGTTTAACACACATAAACACTACACCTTTACGAATATCGGTGCCATGTACTTTATTATGGGCTAATGCATAGGCAACCATTTGCAAGTAATAGTCTTCGATCCATTCTGCTTTCTTAGGTTTATTAGTTTGTTTATGATCCATGATTGCAGGATCATTTAAGTGTAACCCTACACAATCTGTTGTGCCCGCATATAATCCTGGATAGTATAGACCAACTTCCACACCCCATACTTCATTAACGTTTTTAAGTCCGTGTTCAATGATATGATTAGCCATCTTGTGACTTTGCACACTATATGGATTAGTTCCTGGAGGATTAATAACACCCTGTGTAATATAATCTTCTAGAAACTTGTGCATACGTGTTCCACGCCCAGCGGCTTCGGTTACAATTTCTTGTGCTTTCGTTTCGCCAACACGTTTTTTCCAGTCCAATAGAGCTTGGACTTTTTCCCACGGTTTGGTTTTATCTAGGATTGTTGTGACGGACGGCAGTTTGCCTCCGTCTGGTGTAGCGTATAAACGCTTGCCTTCTATGCTTTCTCTGTTTAGAGGAGTATAGTCATATCGTTCTTTGAGTAAGGTCATAGCATAATTATACTATTAATTATGCACCGAGTCAACGATTAATTATGCCAAATCTGTATTTTTAGCACCGCGGTCAGCTGTGGTATCTAATGTACTTTTGCCTGCGTTTGCATTTTGAACTTTTGGTTGATCGCCATGTACTTTAATTACAAGCCCATTCTCATCAAAGTCTTTGATAAGATTGTGTAGTATTTTCTTTTTTGGATCTTGTATTTGATCTTCTGCTTCCCAACGTGCGGCAAACATATCATAATCCATTTGGCCACCATCGCCCATCTCTTGGCTTATAGTATCCCAGTTGGCATCTACGCTTGGACTGTGGGGGTTACCTGATTTTATCGATAAGATAGATTGAATCAAAGGATCGGAAACTGTCTCAGCTTCCGATTCCCATATTACTTTTTTTTTGAAGCTAACATCTGTCCTAAACGACGGCTATAAGCCGCTGTCTCGCGAACTTCGCGACCCATCGGAGGTGTTGTTTCTTCTGGAGCTTCTTCGCCTGGCATTCCGCCTTGTTCAGCGCCTGGTTGTGGCATACCTGCACCCATATCAGCACCTGGTTGTTCTGCGCCCATCATTTCGCCTTGGTCGCCGCCTGACACTACTGACAATGCTGAATGTAAGTGACTACGTGTTTGCTCTAAATGTTGATATAATTCATCTAATGCTGGACGAACTGCTTGTGTATATTGTTCGGCTGTTTGTGCGCCTAACTCTGCTCTTATAGAGTCTAATAATTGTAATAGCTGTTCGGCTCGCATTTCGGAGACATCGTCTAACCAACCTGTGACACGATCAACCATGTCTTTTGTAGACATAATGATTTTGGCTTTATCTTCTTCGCCTTCTTTAAGGTATACAATGTCATATGCAACGCTTTCACGCAAGTCATAACGAGTAACTAGTTCGCTTGCTAATTCTTCCTGATCGCTTTCGCCTAATTCAATTCTTTTGATTGCACTAGCAATCCAGTTGTTTGGTACTGAGTGCTCTTTAGCCTTAACAGCTAATTTAGCAAGATAAATGTCGTTACCGTGTTCCATGCTTTCGTCCGCCTTCTTATTTTTGTTGTTTAGCATACCGCGTTTATTAGCAGTTGCCCATGCAATATCTTCTGATTCTTTGTCGCTGTGGCCCAGCTTCTTTTCGCTAGACTTAACATGTTTTACCATACGGTCTACGTTGGCGCCTTCTTCTACTGAATCGCGATCTAAAATTTCTTGTGTAATAACATCATGCAACATACGAGTTTTTTGGTATGTTGGGCTTGTATTAACACTATCGAAACTTTCACTAACTTCAAACTGGCTCATTTCTGTGCGTAGCTTGTTTTGTGCATCATGTAGTTGCTGATCAGTAAACTGATCAAGGTTTAATTTATAGCCAATGGTCTTTGCCATATTTTCATTAAGTTTATGGCTTGTAACTGGTTGAGAAAGATCTCTAATTTGCATGGTATTATCCTAAGCTTCTATTGAGTATTTATACAAAACTCCAACGAAACCTCTTGGAAATTTCGGCCTTGCAGTTGTCCGCTAGCCATGTATTGTGTTCTAGTTTATTTAACATGATCATATAATGATCAAAGTCTTTAATTCCTGCTATGATTTTGCGGCATACTTGGACTGTATTATAGCTGTTCCAGTATCTAGTGTCTAGCATTTTGATTTCATTATACTGATCAAGCTGTACCCTATGTAATGACTTGGCAGCAATTAAAGCAGAGCTTCTTAAGTTGAACTCACCTTGTGTACCTATAGCAGTTTTTCTTGTTATTACCCAGCGACCCTGTTTATTTTCCTTGACAACATAGTCCTTGTAAACAATACTGCCGTCGGGTAATGGAACCAGTTGCATAGTCTTATTAAACTCTAGTTCAAACGATTCTGCTATCTTTTGAACGTTAGGCTTGTGTGCCGGTTTTGCAACGGGTTTATTGGGTTTTTTAAATTGTCGTTTTTTTTGTGTCATTTGCAACTACTTTAGGATCATCGTGTCCAATCTTAGTTACCAAACTTTTACGGATGAGGCCCTCGATCCTGAAACGTTCTGTTTCAGTTAAACTATGTAAGGACACTGGTGTTTTTAACTTAGCAAGTATTGCGGCTTCTTCATTTGTAGTAAAGATACCAAACTCGCCAAGTAGTTCATTTACTCTCATCGAATACCTGCTAAATGTGCAATGCGGCTCAGTGGGCTTTCTTCGCCTTGTTCTTCTTGTTGTAGCGGTTGGTTCGTTTGTGGTGCTTGTTTAGAACTTTTAATTGTTTGATAGTCTTTAGGACTAACATCAATTCTTGAACCTAATTTTTGATCCCCGCCCATTACTGCTGGAATCTTTGTACCATTAACATTTAGATAGATAGTACTGAAACCTTGTTGATTTGCTTTTGCGGCTACATCAGGTGTTAGTTCCCACCATAGCTTACTAGGCATAACCTTAACATATTTGTTTCCTACCTTTGCGGCCATTTGATCGTAGTTGACATAGTATGTGTTTGTATTATTAGCCGGATCTAATACATTAGGTTGTTGATTAGCCGACTGCGCAGTATTTGGTTGTAATAAATCTTCGTTAGGTTCTTCACCAAGTCCCATAGTAACTGTCTTGCCATTCAATGCGCCAGCTTGTTGATTAGGAGTTTGCGCTTGTGGATTAAGTGCTTGTGGATTAAGTTTAGGATTAGCTGGATCAGTCATGTCAATTTGGTCAGCACTGACTGTAACAGTTCCTTGTGGATCTTGTCCGGGTGTGCCCTGTGGTGCACCAGCAGGTACTAATTTAACCATTTGGGATTGGCCGGGTGCCGCAGGTGCAGAGTTCGGAGAAACTTTATACTGTTGTTTGCCGTTCTGTATTGGTGCAAGTGATCCATTCGATGGACCAAGTTCACTAATAATTTGTTTTACTTTCATTATCTATTCTCCAAGCTCAATTGAGCATCTTTTAATTTTTGTAAATGTCTATGTAATTTATCTATTTGTCCGCGGGTGCGTAGTAATTTGTATGCTAGGTTTTCAACGCTGAACTCTCCGCCTACGTCCAATCCTGTTTTACGTAAACGTTTTAGATCATCCATTACACTTCGTACTGTATTTAAGTCATCTGCCTTTAATGCTTTATTAACCATACTGCTATAACCTCGGGCTTTTAAACGTACTTCCCTATCGCTTATCTTAGGAACTTTATGAGTAGGCTTGCTTAACCACATGTTATCCAGTACGCTGTATATGCCAGCACTATGATGCGGCTGTGCTTCATCTTGCACATATACTTCAACATCGATGCCTTGTATCTTTATCTTGTGATTGTAGTTGTAGTTATTCTTTTTGGCATCAAACAGTTCTCGTATATGCGGAGTATCTGGCATGGTAACAACTAAATGCAAGTCTAAGTCGCTGTGTTCGCCGTAGCCATAGCTAGCATTACTACCGCTGACAGTAACGTCTTTTAAATTAATATTTGGGAGTGCTATGAATTTAACAAAGTCTTGTGCAATGTTAAGTAGCTTGGTGCGTACTTCTCTACGGAGTATGTTGTTACTCCACAGCTTAGGGTTGAGCTCTTTGTTGTAGTGTACGGCTTGGATGAATTCTGTTATCAGCATTCAGTATTTAACTGAATTATAGGCCTAATAGTTTTATTACTGCTGGAACGTTTGTGGTTTGTAGCCAACCTGCACCTGCGGCAAATGCCAGTGCTATCATTCCATATTTCATCCACTTATCTTTGATTTGTTGTAGGTCTTTGACTTTGCCAGCTAACTCGCCATGTTGCTTGGTAGATTCGTCGCGCATTTCTTTAAGGGTATCTATTAACGATGAATGATTATCAGTGATGTCTTTTTTGACATCATCTAACTTTTCGTTAAAATTATCAACTTTTGTCTCTAGTACGCTTACTCGCTCTGCAACTGTAGCCATTGGGGCATCCTCTATTAATGTGTCTAAGGAACGGTACCTTAGTGTATGATTAATTGCCTATTAGTGTTTGAGCCTTCTACGAGTATTTATTCTTTTGCGTGAAAAACTATATTACTGCCTGGCTCTTCGGTTGTAAACACTGCGTATCGTTGAGCCATATGTTCATCAAGTCCGTTAATATATGGCACTAACATGAAATCATCTTTAAGAAGTCCCACTGGATCGTCATCTTTTTCATAAACATAATCAAGTTCTGTATAAAAGTCAAAGCGCCAAACACGTATAATTTCGTCAGTGTTGAATCCCACTACTCTTCCTTTAATTTCTAAAGAAGTTGGGTTAATCTTATAGCTTACGTTGCTACGAATACCTAATGTTTGTAGTACAGTGTTAAAGTTTTGTTCTTGCCAGCGTTCTTTTTGTCTGCCTGGTTCGTTACGATACTGATTAGTATGTGTAATATCAACTAGAGTATATAACTTGTATTCCATTGTGTATTTAACTGCGTATTTAATGCAGGCCAACAAAAAAGGACCCGAAGGTCCTTAATTGCTTCCCATCCCTGAGAATAAACTTACTATTAAGCGAATGTACCTAAGCCAGCACCAACGAAGAAGTTACGGTTTGTAGCATCTCCACTTGCTGTTACAGTAGCCGTGGCACCTGCGTTCATTGAGGCAGCGATATCAGCTTCTAGGTCACCAAAGCCGCCGTTTTGTACGTTGCTTGATGTGTCTGAATTGTTCATTGTGTCAGATGAAATCAATGCTAAGAATGTTGTTGCACTTGGCTGACCAACTACATAAATTTCATTGTTGTTTTGAATTGCACGAACACAACGACTAAACACGCTGTTTGCATCTGTGTATACACCAGTTGAGCCGTCTGTACCTTTAGTTAGGTCGTTTGTGCCGCCTGATGTAACAACCTTGATCAATGTTAGTTGACGTGTACCAAAGTTACTGTAATACGCACCGTCTGCGTATGTGTTTTGTGGACCACTTTTTAAGTAGTTGGCTGCTACTGTTTGACCGATTAATGATGGCATAATAATCTCCTCTGAATATGCTTATCAAATACTCACTACTCTGTGAGCCTTTGTACTTTTATTTACCACTTTTGGTAAAAATGTGCTTTATATGGTTAAATTTTGGGAGATGATGCGGAACCAGTCGCTGGAACCTTCTTTAACACTTTTCTTAGAAATTTCAGCTTTCTTACGTTCAAGATCTGCTTTTAACTGCGCTAAACGTGGGTGTTCAATGCCGCCTTCTTTTTCAAACCATTTGATTATGTCTTCGACACTGGATATATTGCGCCAGGTTGCGCCTGGGCCCAGTGCAAGTTCTGCAGAATGAATGATATCAGTATAACGTTGTTTGTTATCTGGACTTAGCACTTGTTTACTAGCACGATGTTTGACCGCACCTCCAAAGCCGTGATACTGTAGTTCTTTAGGCTCATAACTAGGATGACTGTTAATTAAACTGCTCATAGCCAACTGTTGGTCAACACCCTTGTATGGACTGTTCTTATGACGATAGCTGTGCATATGATGCTCACCAATACCGTGTGCATCTTGCATGATCATCAAGTCTATTTGATAGTAGTTAGGCATGCCCTTTGTCTTGCCGGGAGCAGGCCATGCTAGGTGTATACCATTGCCGCCTTTGACGCTAGGATAGTGTTTTTGTGCATGTGCTAACACTTCAGACTTTACATCAACATCTGACAATTTAGGATCTAGGCCTAGCTTTTTCTTAATCAAATCACTGTCCATGAACACATCAATATCGCCACTGACTTCTTTAGTAGTGCCGTAAGGTTTACCTGTATCAGGATCGAGTTCTACTTGATCAGGATGCTCTGGATCAAAGCTGCCGCCGCCGCCTGCTTTCCAAAAACCTGTATCTCCTAGGCTATGTAAATAGGCTTGTACTTGTTTTTTAAGTTCTGGATAAGCATCTTTAGGTATATCAATAATAATACCCTTGGTTGGAGTAAACTTGGAATCTTCAAAAGTTCCTATGCCCAGAGATTTTAAAGCATTTTTACTCATCTTTACCTTCTTGGATACGTTTAATACCACGCTTAAATTTGGTATTGTCAGCACTGCGTATGCTGTTGATAAAACGGCGTTCTAGTTCCGAAGCAGTTTCTACATCATAGTTTTCACGTATAAGTTTTAATAGGTTGATTGCACTGTCGATGATATTGGACCCTCGACTTTCGATTACCAAGTCCGCATCTCTGCTGACTCCTAAATCGCTCAATTCTTGTAAAATACTCCGGGTGCTCTTACGCATAATATAATCTCTCTTACTCTATTTATTTGATTGTAACATAAGTTTTTAAGTAAATCAAACGGGTTGGATTTAATATTAGTGTAACACTAGGCGGACTAAATACTCAGTAGAAACCATGAGTATCTACACACATTTTACACAGAGGATCACAAAATGACAACTTTATCAAACAAAATGCTAGCTCTTATGGAGAGACTAGCAGAAATGTTCCCTAAGGCAGGTTACCAAAGCCGTTTAGAACAATATATCAACAGCAAAAACCCAACCAATGCGGCAGAAGTAGATTACTGGCAACGTCAGTATGATTCAGAAGCACAATACTGGGGACGTGGACTATGAAACCTATTCTAAGCGCAGTATGGCAAGTATTAGTATCAGTAGGCGAAGCTAGACATGCGGCTTGGCTCGCTCGTCAAGGGCGTATTGCAGAAGCTAAAGCTATATACGGAGCATAATATGGCAGAAGCTATTGCAAAGTTTGAAGCCAAGTACGGCGAGAAATGTGCGGCGTGGGCTATTGTAGCCATAGTCACATATTTGTTTATAGCAAGATAGCCATTACAGTATGTTTTTTAACAAAAGGCATATATAATAACTGTAACAGCACAATGTTGTTACAACACACAAACATTACACACAGGAGATTTAAAATGTTTAATCAAGCAATCGACGCCGTTCAAAGCGGCAAGAAATCAATCGTTA